TGCTCAGCCGCAACGACTAGCTCGTCTGGCAATGTGAAGTCCCGATACATCCTAACGTGTAAGGCGTCGTGCCAAGCCCGAAAGGCGTAGTTATCTCGCTGAGACAGGTAGATGGTGTTGTCAGACGCACCAGCGTACACAGGCAAAGGCTCCTCGGTGTAATACACCTGCCGTAGCGCGGGGTAGCTACTGGGGGCATCTTCTACAGCGATAAACCCTTGCGGAAGATGCAGCGCAGCCATCCGCCTGACAAAGCTCCCCAGGTTACAGCGTGCCTCTAGGAATCTATCTTCTGTCATGAAAACATCCCCACAATCAGCAACCCCAGCACATACAGCGCCACCATTGGCAGCACGAACGTCACCATGAATATGGCGTATACCTTAGCCGAGAAGGCCATGTCATCAAACTGGCTGGAGTGCCGCCAGTAGAACGCACGCAACTTTTCCTTGATCTTCCGCATAGGGTTCTCCTATAACAGTGCAAAGCGCACTAGCAAGCCCACGCTTAGCATGGGCGATGTGGTAGGCTTTAGAACGCTGCCTCGTCGATGTTAGCGGGCACCATCACCGAGGCGGGCACCTTCTCTGCCGGAATGTCAGCGATGGCCGCAACTTGCACGAGCTTGGTATGGTCGATGCCAGCAGCAGCGGCCTTTTTCAGCAAAGCACGGACGGCGGCCTGGAAGTCAAACGCTTTCTTGATCGCATCTTCCTTGCTGTCACCGAACATGAACCAAGGCTTGGCTGTCGCGGCTTCCACATCAGTGGTGCGGGTCTTGTCATAGGACAAGGGTTGGGCATCCTTGGTGTTGAAGTCAATGTTGCGCTTGAATTTACCGAAGGCCAAGGCCCACTCAGTGAAGGCTTGATGCTGGGTGCGGCGCAGCACATTCACCAAGCGGTTCATGGGCATGGTGTCCCCGTGCTCTTCGCAGTGCGCCAAGCAAGCAAGGCCCAACTCTTGGATGGTCGCCTCCACCTTGGCGTTCATCTTGCCCAAGGCGTCAATTTTGCTGTTCAGTTGCTTAACGGTCAAAGTCATAATCAATCCTAATAGATGCGCTAGGAATGTCTAGCTAACAACACCATAACGGATTAGTACAATCCGCATGTACGGCCCGAAGGCGGCATCATGGTGTTGATAGATAGACACTAAGTCTATCCGACAGTGACTACCATATAACCCAACTCGGGTATTCGTAGCAAGCATTCCACACTAAACCATGCTGCAAGCGTTATCCTAGCGCACCACCACAAGGCGAACCTAGGGCAGCTTGATAGGGCTAACAGCATGTGAGATAGGCGCACACTACACCTAGCGTCACTGTCTCCACTCGGGCATAAACGTACTCGGGCCATGGCTTGCCACTCTTCATACGTCATCAAAGCCGTCTCACTAACGCAAGGCGAGGCTGTGGCGCTTAACACAATCCACACCTAACCCGGCGTTAGCCGATACTTCACAGCATCATGACCGATATTGTAGCACAGCGATATGTGCTTGTCAACATCGGCCCGTTAGCTAGTAGCCTAGGCCACTTACTAACTTACCTATAGTGTATCACAAACCCTAGGGCTGTCAACACTGTCATCAGTAAGAGCCTTAGCTCTTACTTAACTTGCCTCTACTGTACCACAGTTTGGCTAGTTAGTCAACCTGTTTAGATTCACCTACTAGGTAACATACCCTAGGTGGCTAGTTCTTACGGCATGTAATCCAATACCTGTTCATCCGTAAGCTCTAACAACTAACTCCTGTCTTTGACACTACTGTATCAAAGGTGCCTCTACTGTACCACAGTCTAGACTTACTGTCAACCCCTACCCTGTAAGGTTTGCTAGTAAGGCTTTCCTGCCTGTCTCTGCATTGGGCTCTACTGTACCACAGTTCCCGTAGCCTTGCAAGCCCCTAGGCTCTACAGCCTCTAGGCTACAGGCTCAGGGGCCTTGCTACTTGCTTGGGCTCTACTGTACCACAGTCTGCCTTACTCTAACCTTACAGGCTCTCCCTCTGCTTCGCTACTCAGGCTCCTCTACCCGCTCTGGCTCTAGTCTCGGGCTCTAGGCTCTACAGGCGCTCGGGCTCTACAGGCTACAGGGCGAGCTACCCGGCGGAGACCACCAGCACAGCGAACCCGGCGGAGCGGCAGCGACTCCGGGAGGCTTACCCGGGCTTTAAGGCTACGCCTTGCAATAGATGCAGCACAGGGCTACAGCTACCGCTAAGGCTCAGGTTCGGTGTGAGCGTATTACAGGTACCGGATGGCGGCCATTGGAATCAATGAGACAGACAGGCCAAGCCCGTAAAGCTTTTGAGACAGATAGCCACCCACAGCCGCCCGCACAGGCTTAGCGCTAGCCCGCAAGGTACGCCACGCGTGCCCGCAGCTAGCCCTACGCACAGGCCGCGCACCAGCCCGCTATCAAGCCGCGCACGCGCCCGTGTGTACCCTCGCGCAGTCTGACGCACGCAGGCGCGAGGGCCTATGGGGGGAAACTGGGCAGGCTTAGATTGGAGGTGCCCCCTCGGAAATTCACAGCAAAATTAGCATTTCGCTGTTCATCACAAATTGCCACCAAAATTAGAAACTGCTTTGCTCCGTAAGCTATAGCAGTTACTCTCCGGCCCACTTGCGGAGGTCGGCTTTATCTTGGTTGCACCCACGGAGGGCACCCACGTAAGCCATTAGGGTCGTTGCTATCTCGCTGTTAGTGCTTGCCTGCATTACAGGTACTGGACAGTCCGAGATTAGCTCTACGGGCGGCTTCTCCCGCACATACTCTGTCCGGGTGGCCGGGTTAGTCCCGCACGCCGCCAGCAGGGCCAGCAGAACTGGCCCCGTCAGGAGCCGCAGGAAGGGCCCCGGCGGCCCCGTGGAGCGCTTCTTGCACGTCAGGTGGTACATTGGTATTCCCCCAGGTTTCATTGCGCCTGAGCGCGTTTAAAAGGGTCTGATTTTCCCGGGCCAATTTGCGGGCCTCAGAGGCTTTGCGGGCCTCTCGGGCTACCAGCACCTTCCGGTCGTATTCCGCACGCTCCTGGGCCCGTTTCTGGGCATCCGTGAGGCTTTGAAGCTGGGTGCGTAGGGCGGCTGTCTCGTCCCGCTCGTGGGCGTACAGGGCACCGAGGCCGAGCATTAGGCACACGGAGACGAGGGCGAGAGATAAGGCTATCCTGTTCATGCTTGGCCTACAATGGCGCTAGCAGTAGTACCGGTAGCCTTCACCAAGCGAGCCCCACAGTTAAGCTGTGTGCCTGCTGGCACGTTAGAGTAGGTCACTTGTACACCAGCAGGCGTAACAATAGTCACGTTACCGGCGCTACCAACGTATAAGCTACGTGCACTCCGGCTAATTGGGTTGGTATCGTGAGGCGTAATAGCGAAGCTCTCGCGCCCCGTGTCTGAAGTGTTTGGCATAGTATCCTTATTTACATCCTGGCTCGAACTTAGCACGCTCGTCAGCACGCCGCTTAACGAGCCCCTTGTAGATAACACCGTTGTCGTACACCCAGCGGTCGAACTGGGCGGCAGCGCCGAAGCAGTCACCGGCGTTGAGCTTACGGAGCAGGGTGCTGTTGGCTAGCTGCTTCTCGCCCAGGTTAAAGGTGAAAGACACAAGCGCGTCGTACTGGCCCTGTGTGATCGGCACCGTAACGCGGCGCTTAACGGCCGCCTCCGCATGCCGCACGTCCTGCTTTAGCAAGTAGTCGCACGTTGCGTCAGATAAGCGCTGGCCCATCTTGGCTGTAGCCGTGTGCCCATAACAGACGGTGACAACGTTGCCGGTGTCGATGTATGCCGTGTTGCGCTTACCCTCGTGCGTCTGGATGCCGACGAACCCAGCCAAGCTGAGGCTGAGAACGCCAGCGGACAGCTTAACTTTGATGTTAGCTGGCACTGCCATTACGCGATGACGTTGATCACGCTGGTTGCGGTGATCGAGGCAACGTAGTTGTTGGACGCGTCCTGCAAGCGCTCTGCCACAGGGGTGGGTTGCGTGTATGCCACGGTAACAGCCCCGGCCACGAAGTTAGACGTAAAGTCCAGGTGCACGAACGGCCCGTCAATGGTAACCTTGGACACGGTTTTGACCTGACCGCCAACGGTAAATGCAGCGGGCAGTGGCACATTGGCGGCGTCCAGGCCCTCAGAGAACACCAGCGTGATGCGCTTGGGGGCAAGGGCCGTGATGGCTGCGCTTACGAAGGTAGGCACAGTGGTCTCGACAAAGCTGGCGATGGCCGAAGAACAGGCGTCAAAGAAGTCCTTGAGGGCTTTGGCGTTGCGGGCTTTGCCAGCGTTACGGCCAGCATTGATCTCCACAGCGGAGATAGCATTGGCGGCTTCGAGTCGGAGGCAGATGCCATTAGACAGCAGGCCGGGAGATGGGAGAGTTGCTACACGCATGGTGGTTCCTTGTTAGGCGGTCGATTTAACGACGGCGCTTGAGCATAGACGCAGCCTTTGGTTTTACTGCTCTATACCGGTTGTACCCAAGTGGGTCTGAGATAGCCTCGGCATGTGCCTTAGCTGCGAGTGCTGCCAGCTTTTGTTGCTGGTCGAGTGCAAGGGACTCGGTGAAATGACGCACCAAGCCCTCAACTGCATCAAGCCGGTCGTCATGCACGAGGGCATTACGGGTCAGGCTGATCTTGCTGAGTTGATAGAAGAAACTGTACGTCAGGCGCAGTGCCGGTGCGTATAAGTTACTGGTCTCAAGGTCGTGCCTCACGGCAGCCTCTGTAACGATCAAGCTCCCGCGCCCCATTACGGGCTCAAGGGTCTTGATAATGCGGGCCTCTTTCTGGCCGCTAACGAGATCGTCCTCAATGCCCACGCTTGGGCACTTGGCACGCAGGATGGGCGTGAACACAGCACGGAACGCACCGAAGCCCATGTTCTTCTCGATCTTTACCACCATCGGCCCATGCCCTAGGCGCTCGAATGGTGCTATCCGGTCTGCCAGTGTGCCCAGCTTGTCGGGGTCGTAGCCACCCGGGATGCCCCCGACAGCCAGTAAATACACGTTGCCGTTCAAGAAGCCACCGATGGCGTAGGCCGTTTCGTCAGCGTTCTGTCCACCGCCAGCCGGGTCGATGTACGCCACAACGGATTGCAGCTTGCCGACCTCGCGGCTAATGTCGTGAGGCAGGGAGAGCTTGAATGCGTGCTCGTGGGCCGAGTAGTCCTTGAGGTTCGCCGCAGTCATGCCGCGTACCAGCGTCAGGGGGAAGTGCTCCCCGGCCTCTATCACAGTGAGGCGCTCGGGCTTGAGTGGGTACTTCAGCGCGTCCATCATGGCCGTGTTCAGCATGTGCTGAAGCTGGAAGTACGCCGTACCTTGGTCGCGCTCTTTCTTCTGGAGGGTTTCCTCGTCCAGCAGCACGGGGTCAACGGGCTGGCCCTGGTCTCCCAGCAGGCCCCCGCCCACGGCCAATGCCGGGTTGGCTGCAAGGCGCGAGGCGATCAGCGGGGCTAGGTTGGCACCGTAGTGCTCTCGCTGCTTGGCTGTTGGGTACCGCCCCGGCCAGATACGTGTTACAACTCCCCGCGCAGGCAGGCTGTTGTAGATGGACTCCATCGTCTGCGGCGTGCCCAGCCAGATAATGCGCCCACTCTGGTTGATAGACGTAAAGTCTTTGGTCAGGTGTAGCAGCTTAGCCCGCTGTGTTGGGGTAGCCGAGTTCTTGCTGGACTCAATGTCGTCAGGGATTAGCAAGTCAGCACGGCGGCCCTGCAAGTTGGCGTCAATACCAATACAGTCAACCGACGCGGACTTGTCGATACCCTTCAGGCTGTGGTGAATGTCGAAGCCCTCGACAGACGTGCGGTCTCCGGCCGCCTTGTCAGGCCGCATGCACTCAAGCACGTCCATATTCATGATGATACGAACGATCAGCGTGGCAATGTCCGTCGCTTGGTCACCGCCAGCGGACACGATCAGCACTCGGCCAGAGGGGCTATGCAGCAAGTACCACACGGCAAATGCAGCCGCAATCGTGGTCTTGGCCTGTGAGCGCTGCGCTTGTACCATGAGGTACTGCGGGCCGTAGGCAATGTAGCCGCCAATGTCCTTCTGAATCTCCGTGGTAGAGAAGCCTAGCTCGTCCATCACGTCCTCAAGGAACGGGATGAAGGACGAGTAGTGCTGCTGCACCATTTCTAGGCGCTCCCACCGGGCCTTGGCCGCGTCGGAAGTCTCCCGCGCTTTCATTGAATGAAGCCCTGCGAGGTAGCGAAGCGCTCAGCCGCGTCATCGAGAGCAGCCTGTGGCAACTTCTTCTTACGGCGGGCGCTCAGTGCATCGCTCAGTTCCCGCAGCGCGGCGTTATCCGTAGCGTCAGCGGTGATGTTGTTGTTCTTGAGGAAGGCGATAGCCGCACCCAACAGCGCAGGGCTGGGGCGAACGGTCTTTGTGCCTTCGTCGGTCTGCTCTTCGTAGCCCACCACCTGCTCTTGCAGGGCGACAGCTACTGCTTGGTGCAGTTCGCCAAGCTGTTTATCACTTGCGGCCATTACGTCCTTTCCGTGGCAGGTACCACTTGTCCCGCAGCAGGAAGTAAAACTGAAAGAGAGTGTACACAATAGTGGTCAGGAGAACCCAGTCAGAGAGGGCCACCCCGAACAGGGTAAGCCCGCCGACCGTGAGCGTGGGTGCAGCACGGGCCGCTTCGTTAACAATGTCGGAGTGGTTGCTCATGGTTAGATTACCTTGCGGTCTTGCAAGGCTTTAACGAGGGTGGAAACGATGGCATAGAGAGGGCGCAGTACGACCTCAATCTGCTGGGGTGTTGGGTTGGTACTCAGGTATGCGCGGATTACCCCGTCAGTGCAGAGGTTATCAATGTCCAGCGTGGTGCTATCAGTGAAAGCACGCGCTTGGCTACCTCCCCAGTTGTACAGGTTGTAGTATGAGCCCAGGCCAGTGCCCAACGTCACGCTTGCACTGGGCAAAGTGATGCCATTGGTGAAGGACTTGACCCCGCCAACCGTCTGGTTAGTGGTAAGGTCAACGTACGAGCCACCTCCGCCAGCGGCGAGGTCGGTATCAGCGCCGCCAGAGAGGTTGATGTACCCACGGTTAGCGCCGTTGCCGTAAAACTGCAATCGGCCGTTAGCGCTGTTGTAGCGCATCTTGTACTGGCTGGTGGCATCGAGTGAAATCCACTCGTTCGCCTTAATCCGCAGGGCGCTGTCGCTGTTCGTGGACTGCGATAGGTCAATCCCCACCGTGTAGCTGCCAGTGTGGTAGATGCCGCGCACGCCACTGGCCGTATTGACAATGCCCGCCTGCTCGGCGCTCATGATCTTTACGCCGTAGTGGAAAGCACCTAGGGAG